TTCGAACCAGTAGTAAGCTTCATGACACGTTATGGATATGTTGAGTTAACAAACACAGCATCTTCATTCGGTAACGCTGCTGACTACTTAGGCGAGATCGCTGTACAAAACTTGTCATTCTCTTAATCCAGAATCGACATTTACCCAGGGATGGGAAGTTCAAAAAGCTCACTTCGGTGGGCTTTTTGTTTGGCCGCTAAATATTGCTATGATAACCAGTATTAAATTTTCTAACTTTGTAGCAGAACCCAAACCTCCAGCACCCATCGGCAACCCTATTGGTTATGGTACTCTAAAAATAGAAAATGTAGTACCAGTGTACATTAAGAGAGTTAAATCAAATGGCCAATAATCCGCCTCCATATTCAGACATTACTGGCATCAGTCGTGCTGTGATGAAAGACAACGCACAAGCCAATATTGTTGCCTACAACGGTAATGCTAGACCCAGTGAATTAGTGGTAAGTCAAAGTGATCAAGCCATATACATTGGCAATGTCAACGGCGCTCTTAACAAAGTTATTCAGTCATCGGGCGCAAATGTATTTTTAGGTAATGTTCGCGTGGTGTCAGACGTTACAGGATTAGTGGCATTGTATTTAGACCCTGCCACAGGCGAAGTAGTTGCTTATCAACCTTGATCTAGTTCTGTAGTTCTTAACTCAGTGAAATGATCAAAATCTTCTTTGTGGCACCATTCTTCTACACGTCCGTTTGCAGGATCATATAGACCTAATTTACGGTGTTGAGTTGTTTTGATTTCTTTGCTTAACACAATGCAAAATTCTGATCGAATTTTATCTTTGCGACGTGGTCTTAGTAGTACATAATCAATGGCCATAATACTTAATTATACACAGCTACAGATCAAAAAGCAATAATTTTGGTAAATACTTGTCAACGCAATAAGGCGTTTTATGCAGGTATTAAACCCCCTGCGTAGCGGCTAGAACCCGCATCGGACTTCTTTAAGGAGAAAACAAAATGGGTCGTCCTCTAAAAATACAAAAAAATTCACCTATGTCTGGCATTTTCATCAACGGCCCAACAGCCGAAGCAGTGCCAGTTGATCAAGGTTATCCTCCATTTGCTGCCCCAACGTCAATGGAAACAGACACAGTGGTACTTCCGCAACCAGCAACATCACCAGTGCCATTCACTGGCGTAGTGGGTGGAGCCCCAGTGTTGAGCTCACCAAGTACATCATTTCCAGTGGTCAGTTGTCAAGTAAACATTGTACTGCCAGATGGCTCGGGTGCAGGCGTTGCTACTGGTCGTATCATCCGCCAAAAAGGCGCTCATAAATTCTTGGTTGTAGACACCACAACGGTTAATGATGAAGATATGGTAGCTGGTGCAAGTTATATGATTCTAAACCTAGGCGGAACTAACTGGCAACAGATGGGTGCTCCTGCTGGTGCAATAGCAGGTACAATCTTTACCTGCACAGCCGCAGTAGCGTCAGCATCAACTGGAACTGCTTTATTAGTTGGCACATGCGTGCTAGTTGATGACAACACTCCAGCTGCTGGCAACATGAGCATTGCCATGGCAGTGGGTGGCGACAGTACAGAAGTGTATATCAGCAAGTTGACCAACAAGTTTGCACAAGACTTCAACGGTGGTGCCACCGGAGGAAACTCAAACGATAACGACGTTTGGGCAGCTAGTCAAGTGGTCAATGACATTGAGTATGCCGCTAACTTCTTCACAGACGAAAGCACATTTGCCAAGTCTGGTGCTGAAGTTGACACATGGACCACTGCCAACGGCAGTGATCAGCCTGGTCAAAACGGCACACTTGAGTTGGCACAGATTGAGAAGATTACATCTTAATTTTTCTCTGCAACACAAAATCCCCACAATAAGTACTGTGGGGATTTTTTTATGACCACAGCATTTGTGTTAGGCAACGGAGTCAGCAGGCAAGCAGTTAATCTAGAACTGTTGCGCCCACTTGGCAAAATTTACGGATGCAATGCACTGTACAGAGATTTCTCCCCAGATGTGCTAGTGGCCACAGATCGTCCTATTGCCACAGAAATACAGAATTCTGGATACGCCATCAAACACAAATTTTACACACGCAAGCCTATTGAAAATTTAGGAGCATTAAAAGTACCGCATGATTATTATGGATATAGTTCAGGACCAATCGCAACATCTCTAGCAGCTTTAGATCAACATCGTTTGATCTACATGATTGGTTTTGACATGGGCCCAGTCAACAACAACAAATTTAACAACATTTACGCAGATACTGATTTTTATAGAAAATCTGATGCTACTCCGGTGTTTACAGGTAACTGGACAAAACAACTACGCCGAATCACAGAAGATTTTCCAAAAACACAGTTTGTAAGAGTGCAAGGCAAAACCACCGCAGATGTACCAGAGTTTGCAAACATCAAAAATCTAACACATTTGCTCCTGCACACTTTTTTAGACCGCATAAATAATCAAAAGGATTTATAAATGTCAACTTACAAGAATATCAGCGGTGATTGGGAAATCACCGTAGAAAACGGTATAGGAAATGTCATCATCAACGGCAACTTGGATGTCATTGGTAACATTACCTATGTTGATGAACTTGAAGTTAACGATGCGTTTATTGTTGTTGCAGGTAACAACACCGGCACAGTGACCAGCATGGGCTTGATTGCACAAAAAACTGTCAGTACTTTTGCTGGTTTGAGATTTGACACCGGTTCAAACTCATGGCAAATCAGTAGCAGTGTCAACCTTGATGGCACAGCCGTTGCTCCTTATCAAACAATTGCTTCTGGAGGATCTGGTATTCCTGGTGGAAACGTCAACGACATTCAGATCAACAACGGTACTGGTGGATTTGCTGGCAACGGTAGTTTTCAGTACGACACTGCAAACAGCAAACTTACTATAACTGGGTTTGAAGTGTTAAGCAACATTGGCACAGCACCTGCAGCAGTGGCCAACTCAGTGGCAATTTACAACAATGCGCCGGGCGCTGGCGCAACAGGATTATATACTGTGGGAACAACCACCACAGCTGACGAAGTTATTAGTTTGACTCGTGCAAGACTTTACGCAATTATATTTTAAGGAACAATTATGCCAATCGCAATAGCAAACGTAACAACCGTGGCCGGTAACGTGTATGCCAGTTCTGGCAATACTGTGGTAACTTTTTTAAGTTTAACAAACTATTCAGCAGCCAATGTCACAGCCAATGTATTTGTAGTACCAGCGGGTAACAGTGCTGGTAATTCTACAATTTTATTCCAAAATTTAGATTTAACAATCGGTGAAACATATCAAATATATGCCGGTAACGAAAAACTTATATTAGGCAACAACGATTCAATTAGAGCCAACTCTTCGGCCAACAGTTCAGTGACCACTATTGTATCTTTCACAGGTGCTTGATAGTTAAATGGGTTACTATTTAAAAAATCGTCGATTGCAGTCTGGAAGCAGTGGTGTAGTTATACCCACAGGCTCCACAGCTCAACGACCGGACTATCCAACATTTGGACTGATACGTTTCAACACTGACACAGGATTCTGCGAATTTTTCAACGGTACTATATTTCAAAACATGGGCGTTGGCGGAACAGTGAGTTATGATGTGATTACAGAAACCGGAGATGGGTCAACTGAAGATTTTACACTGGATTACGAATACACAGATCCTACACAGTTAATAGTGTTTGTTGGGTCAATTTATCAAGAACCTACAATAGCATATACTGTCAGCAGTTTTACTCTAACATTTACCAGTGCTCCAGCCAATGGCATTCCAATCAACATCATTCAAACACAAAACTAATCAACTAAATACCCTATCACAGGGATAATTCAATGACAATAAGTCGCGTAGCAGGACAAATGTTAAAAGACGTGCTCGAAAGAGACGGCGTCAACATATCCTTTGCCAATGCCAATGTAGGCATCAACACAGCAACACCAAGTTCAGCATTCGAAGTAGCTGGAGATTTAACAGTGGGAAATGTGATAATTTCCAATATTGGAAACATCAACGCTGGTGGAGTTAATATTACAAATCTTGCAGATCCAGTGGCCAACACAGATGCTGCCACAAGAGGATTTGTAATATCACAAACAACCGGTAATATCACCAACATTGGAAATCTTCAAGTCAATGATACCACCATCACAGCAATTACAGCCAATGCCAACATTTCCATTGACCCCACTGGAACCGGAACATTTGTTATAATTGGCACTAACGGTTTTGTTATGCCTGTGGGCAACACTGCTCAAAGACCCAGTCCAGCCAGCGCAGGAACTCTGCGTTTCAATTCTGAATATGCTCGTATCGAATACTACGATGGTGCTGAATGGGATGTAGTAGCCGGTGGAGTCACAAATCAAACTATTTCCACAGCCAATGGCAGCAATACCACTTTTGTATTGAACCGTGAAAGCACCACGGCTGCAGTATTGGTCATGTTAAATGGCGTTGTGCAACTACCTGTAAGTGCATATTCTGTAACTGGAAACAGTCTTGTGTTTACACAAGCACCGGCTATTAGCGACATCATAGACGTTCGTTTCCTCTAAAATTTATCTAGAATTTATAAACCGCTATTAAGATTTTCTCACGGCTGCGGTAAATACTTCATAAATTGGAGAAAACGCAATGGCTGTCACAAGAATTAATAACAATCAAATCACCGATTCCGTCGCCGGTAACGTGTATGTTGGTATCAACGCTGGTACCAAACTACAAGATTACTCAATTACTTCGGGTAAAATTGCCAACAGTTTGGTCTACGGCAGTGATTTAACCATCAGCGGTAACTTGACAGTTAACGGTCAAACAACAACCATTGACACTGTAAGCACAGTGATTGAAGATCCTGTTATTGTTCTAGCGTCAAATCAATCTGGTTCACCATCAGTGGACATTGGTTTTATTGGTGAACGAGGAACCAGTAACAACATTGCTTTTGTTTGGGATGAATCATCTAATGAATTTGTAACAGCATTTACCACAGATCTAGTAACCAACACAACCGTAACAATCTCCAGTTATGCAAATTTTCACACCAACGATGCCAACATTGGTGGTAATCTAGCAGTAGGCGGCAATATTTCTATCACTGGTAACATTACCAGTCTAAATGTCACTGGCAACATCACAGGTGGTAACTTGTTGACTCCGGGCGTGGTCACAGCTACAGGCAACATCACTGGTGGTAACGTAACTACAGCTGGTCAAGTCACAGCCACAGGCAACGTCAGTGGTGGAAATATCAATCTCTCTGGCAACATTGTTGACTCTGGTGCGTTGACAATTATCACCGGTTCTGGAAATATTTCTTTATCACCTGGTGGAACAACAATGGTTGTTGCAACCACAACTGGTGCCAATATTGCAGGTACATTAAATGCTACCGGTAATGCCAACGTAGGAAACTTAGATACAGCAGGTCAGATCACTGCCACAGGCAACATCACCGGTGGCAATTTAGTTACTACAGGTTTGGTCAGTGCAGGAACTACAATCACTGCCACAGGCAACATCACTGGTGGTAATGTGTTAGCTGGATCTGGTATTATCAGCACAACTGGCAACATTAATGGTGGTAATGTAAACGCAACCACAGGTGTTACCTCAAGCACAGTCACAGCCACTGGCAACATCACAGGTGGCAACTTGACCACAGCAGGTATTACATCCACAGGTTCATTGACTGCAAGTACCACAATCAATGCCACTGGCAACATCACTGGTGGTAACTTGATCACAGCAGGGTTGACACAAACCAACACACTAAATGTAACAAACGGTGCAAACGTAGGAACTACACTAGGAGTTACAGGTAATATCACAGGTGGCAACTTGACCACAGCAGGTATTACATCCACAGGTTCATTGACTGCAAGTACCACAATTAACGCCACTGGCAACATCACTGGTGGTAACTTGATCACAACAGGTGCTACACAAACAGGAACATTGACCACAACTGGCAATGCATTGGTTGGCGGTAACTTGATTGTTCAAGGCAACATCACATACATCAACATTGATGACCTGCGTGTTGAAGATCCAATTATCATACTAGGTACTGGTCCAAACGGTGCTCCGTTGACTGTAGACGATGGCATGGACCGTGGTACATTCATGGAGTACTACAAGAGTGGTGCGCTTGGCAATGCATTCATGGGCTGGGACAACAGTTCTGGCAATATGGTTATTGCAGCCAGCGCCTCATTTAGCGGCAACAACGTGGTTGCATACAATGCCTACGGTACACTGGAGGCTGGTAATCTGTTTGTTCAATCGGCTGTGTCAACTGGCAACGTCAGCGGCGGCAACGTAACCACAGCAGGTCAAGTCACAGCCACTGGCAATGTCACAGGCGGTAACTTAATCACAGCCGGTCAAGTAGTGGCTACTGGCAATGTCACAGGTGGTAACTTAATCACAGCCGGTAACGTCAATGCTGGTCAAGGTTACTTTACTGGCAACGTCACAGTGGTAGGAACATTTACCAGCACTTCAAACATTGTGGCCAACACTTCAGGTATTTTCTTTGGTGACGCTGTCACAGGAAACGCTGCTATTTTTGCTGGTGTACCATCATTTACTACTCTGGGATCCAACGTTGTTGCGCAGTTTTCTGGCAACGTAAATTCATACAGTCAGATCAACTTTGAAAACATAAACTCAGGCAACAGAGCAAGTACAGACTACATTGCCACGGCCGACAACGGTAACGACACTTCCAACTATGTTAACATGGGTATTGCAAGTAGTACCTACAGTTATCCTGATTTTTCTGGATATGGTCCGAACGATGCGTATCTACACAACGACGGCGGCAACTTAATTCTTAACCCAGAAAGTTCTGGTAAAACAATCAAGATGATGGTCGGTGGTACTGCTAGCGGTAACGTGGTTGTCACAGTATCATCAACTGGCGCAAATATTACAGGAACATTAAATGCAACAGGTAATGCCAACGTTGGTAATATTGGCACAGCCGCAGTTGTTGCCACTGGTAATATTACAGGCGGCAACTTAGTCACAACTGGATTGGTCAGTGCAGGAACTACAATCACTGCCACAGGTAACGTTGCAGGTGGTAATTTGACCACTGCTGGTCAAGTGGTGGCCACTGGCAATGTCACAGGTGGTAATGTGATTGCTACAGATCTTGTAACTGGTGCAAACGTAACAGCCACTGCCAATGTCACAGGCGCCAATGTAGTTGGTACAACCAGTGGAACATTTGCCAATATCAGAATCAGCACAAGCAGTATTGACGGTCCAGCATCAGGACGCATAACCATCAACGGTTCTGACATTGATACTGACTTTGCTGTGGATGGCGACACATTAGCCAACGTATTTTATGTAGATGCTGGCACAGGCACAGCTAGTTTTGGATCATCAACACAAACAACCAATGCTGTTGTAGCGTTTAATGCTACAAACTCTGTGTTGATGCCAGTGGGTAATACAGCACAACGTCCAGGTACTGGTGTAACAGGTATGTTGCGTTTTAATTCAACAGCTGATGCTCTTGAAGTGTACGACAACAGTCAATGGACCACAGTGGGTGTTCCTAGTTTCACTGTAATTGACGATCAACAGTTCAATGGTGACGGATTAACAGTAGCATTTACTATCAACAGCAATCAAACTACTAACAGTTGTATTGTGTCAATCAACGGTGTGGTACAGATTCCAACCATTGCATATTCTGTGTCAGGCACAACCCTGACATTTACTGAAGCTCCTGAATCTGGCGACATAATTGATGTAAGACAAATCACAACAACTACAACAGTTACAGCAATCAGTAATTCAAGCGGCAATGCAGTAGTTGGTGTCACTGATACATCAAACGACGTATCAGTCACTGGTGATTTAGTAGTGTCTGGTTCAGTAAGTGCAAGTAGCTTTATTGGGTTGGATGCTAGCAAGATTTCCAATGGCACAAGTGAAATGTCTGTTATTGCATCAGGCGGCAATATTCGAGCCAACATAGCAGGCTCTACAGTACAAACAATCAGTGCAGGATTGGTAGCAATCACAGGTGATTTGAGTGTGACAGGCAACGCAACATTGAGCGGTAATATTTTGGGTGACAGAGTACAAAACGGCACAACAAGTTTTGATATTCAAACTCCAAGTGGCAATGCCAACATCACAGTAGGAGCTACATCAAATGTGGCAGTGTTTACCACTGCCGGTGCCAACATCACAGGCACATTGGGTGTTACTGGTAACATTTCAGGTGGCAATGTGTCAGCTGGTTCGGGCATTATTTCAACCACTGGTAATATTTCTGGAGCCAATGTTATTGCTACCACTGACATCTACACACCAGAAATTGTAAAAACTGGTTCAAACGCAGTAGGCAACATTGGACAAGTTACCAACTACTTTAACACTGTGTTTGCCACTGCAACATCCGCACTGTACGCTGACTTGGCAGAAAAATATGTAGCAGATGCAGAATACACCCCGGGAACAGTGGTTGTATTTGGCGGAGATAAAGAAGTTACGGTATCATCTACTGATGCCGATCGCGCAGTAGCCGGTGTAGTATCTACCAATCCGAGTTACATCATGAATGCAGGATTGGAAGCCGAACATGTGACCACAGTTGCATTAACAGGACGTGTTCCATGTCGTGTAACAGGTACTGTACGCAAAGGCGATTTAATGGTATCAGCAGGATATGGACTAGCTCGTGCTGAAGCAGATCCACGTGTAGGTACTGTGATTGGTAAAGCTCTTGAAAATCATGAAGGTACAGAGGGCGTTATTGAGGTAGTTGTAGGTCGCTTCTAAAAAGTATTTAGAACTAGAATAGGACTCTTTGGGGTCCTATTTTTTTAGATAAATATACCGTAACGGAAAGATTAAATGGGATTAACTAAACCACGTGCCTACCAAATATATGACATTGACTACAAACAGTCGGTTCGTGTAATTACACTGACAAATATTACACTAAGCGGGGGTGCTCCAAGTCAAGTTGACAGTGTAAATTTAAGCCTCAATGATCGAGTATTGGTTGCTGGTCAAAGCAATGCTGCTCAAAACGGTCTTTATTATGTGACCACGGTAGGGTCAGGATCCAATGGTACGTGGCAACGCAGTACCGATGGTAATCAAACTGGAGAAATTGAATCTGGCATGATTGTGATGGTCACAGAAGGTACTATCTGGGCAGACACATCATGGAAACTGGTAACCAATGATCCAATTACTATTGGTGTCAGTGGGTTGGTGTTTGAACAAAATACTGGCGATGCATTTGGTAATGTCAATGCCAATGGGACATCAGTCACAGCCAACACTGCCAGTGGTATACTAAATTTATCAGCTGGCGATAATATTTCAATCACCGGCAACAACACAAGCAAAACAGTTACCATTGGTGTAACTGGTCTCAGCCTCAATTCAATTTCTAATGGAACTTCCAACGTCAATGTAGTAAGTTCAGGTGGCAATGTCACTGTTGGCGTGGCCGGAACATCAAACGTGGCAGTATTCAGCTCAACAGGTGCCAATGTCACTGGTACATTGGGTGTTACAGGCAATATCACAGGTGGTAACTTGAGTGGTACTGGTATTACTGGTACATTGTTGACAGCGGCACAAACAAATATCACATCAGTAGGCACACTTGGATCATTGACTGTCACTGCCAACGTTGCCGGAGGCAATTTGACCACAGTAGGACAGGTAGTGGCCACAGGTAACATCACAGGTGGCAATTTAAATATTACAGGTAACATTGTTGACACAGGTGCATTGAGTTTAATAACTGGGTCAAGTGGCAACGTCAATCTAGCACCCAATGGAACCAATACATTAATAGCCACCACAACTGGCGCCAACATCACAGGCACACTCAATGCCACTGGCAATGCCAATGTGGGAAATATTGGTGCTACTAATGCTGTGTTTACAAACATTGCCGGTACACTCACAACTGCGTCACAGACTAACATTACATCAGTGGGTACATTAGGATCCTTGACCGTCACAGCCAACGTTGCCGGAGGCAATTTGACCACTGCTGGTCAAGTAGTGGCCACTGGCAATATCACAGGTGGAAATGTTATCGCAACTGGTACATTTTCTGGCCCTGGCACTGGATTAACTGGAACTGCATCAAGTTTAACAGTCGGAACAGCTACCACTGCTGGAACTGTAACTACTGCAGCACAGCCGAATATCACATCAGTTGGCACACTTGGATCATTGACTGTTACAGCCAATGTTGCAGGAGGTAATTTGACCACTGCTGGTCAAGTAGTGGCCACTGGCAATATCACAGGTGGTAATTTATTAATCAATAACAATGCTGTTATAACTGGTAATCTCACTGTCAACGGCACAGAAACCATATTTAATGTACAAACTCTCAGTGTTAACGACAAAGACATTATTGTGGCCAACAACGTCACTGGTGGCGCCAATGTCAACGGTGCAGGTATACAAGCAGGCAATCCTGGTGTAGCTACTTGGTTTTTTAACAATGCCACTACTAGTTGGCAAAGCAACATTGGTATTACACCCACTGCCAATGGCACATTGAGTTTAGGTGGAGCCAGTAACTACTGGGGGTCAGCATTTGTAACCACAATCAGTGCCAGTGGCAATGCCAACGTAGGTAATATTGGTGCTACCAACGCCGTGTTTACAAACATTGCCGGCACACTTACAACAGCATCACAACCAAATATCACATCAGTTGGCACACTTGGATCATTGACTGTCACTGCCAACGTTGCCGGAGGCAATTTGACCACAGGTGGTCAAGTGGTAGCAACTGGCAATATCACAGGTGGAAATATACGCACTACCACCGGTTGTGTATACGGTATTGAGCTTTACTCAACACAGTCCAGTGGAGACGAGGGTGGACAACTTAATCTAGCATTAGCGGCCACCAACACTACGTTAACCGGCGGCGTAACCATAGATGTCAATCAAAATCGTTTGAGATTTTTTGAAACAGGTGGAACCAACCGAGGCGCCTACATTGATTTAACATCGGCCAACGCTGGTGTGGGTACAAACTTATTAGCAAGCGGTGGCGGAGGCACTCCAGGCGGGGCTAACACTCAAATACAGTTCAACGATGGCGGAACTTTTGGCGGAACTGCTGGACTAACATTTAACAAAACTACTAATGCATTGGCTACTTCTGGTACTTTTGTAGCCACAGGTAACATTACAGGTGGCAACTTATCCGGTACCAGCATCAGTGGTACATTGACTACAGCAGCACAAACCAATATTACTTCAGTGGGCACACTTGGTGCATTGACTGTCACGGCCAACGTTGCAGGTGGCAATTTGACCACAGTAGGACAAGTAGTGGCCACAGGTAACATCACAGGTGGCAATATCATTGCCAACGGAAGACCATTGACATCTCTCAATGCCACCAACATTGACACTGGTACATTGGCACAAGCAAGATTGGCCAATTCATCGTTGACAATAAATGGAACATCAGTTGCATTGGGAGGCTCAGCTACTGTTACAGCCACAGCTACAAACGCTCTTACTATTGGAACCGGACTTGGTGGCACAAGCTATAATGGATCAAGTGCTGTAACAATTACCAATACAGGCGTGTTAAGTTTAGCCAATGGCGGTGGTATTACCGCCAGTGCATCAACGGGTACCATTACATTGGGATCTACAGCAACGTCTGCAAATACAGCCAGTGCAATTGTTGCTCGTGATGCATCAGGAAATTTCAGTGCTGGAACTATTACTGCAACATTGACCGGAGCAGCCACCACTGCTGGCACAGTGACCACTGCGGCACAACCCAACATTACATCAGTGGGCACACTATCAAGTTTGACTGTCACAGCCAACGTTGCCGGAGGCAATTTGACCACTGCTGGTCAAGTGGTGGCAACTGGAAATGTCACGGGTGGCAATTTGCTCACAAGTGGCAACATTGTTGACACAGGTGCACTTTCGATCATTACAGGTGCCAGTGGCAACATTAATCTAGCACCCAATGGAACCAATACATTAATAGCCACCACAACTGGCGCCAATGTCACAGGTACGCTAACTGCTACTGGTAATGTGTCGGGTGGCAATTTGACTACTGCTGGTCAAGTCACCGCAGTTGGTAATATTTCTGGTAATTTCTTTATTGGAAACGGAAGTCAGTTAACCGGAATTGCCACCGGTACTCCTAACTCCATAGTAAATGGAACATCAAATGTCAGTATTGCTAGTTCAGGTGGCAATGTCACAGTTGGTGTAGGTGGAACACCAAACGTTGCTGTATTCAGTACCGGATCATTGTTTGTAGCAGGTCCTCTGAGTACACCAAAAACAGTATCAGCCAGTGGAACTTTGGCAGCCAATACTAATTCTGTGTTGTTCAGTCCGGCAATTATAGCCAATGGTGCAACCATTACAATACCTGACTCTAGCACCCTACTGGTTATACCATAAACCAATATAAATATTATTAAACAAGGATACAAATATGCCAATTACATTAGACGGAACAGCAGGAATAACAACACCAGCAATTTTAAACGGTGGAGCCAATGGCGTGGGCAACATTGGTAGTTCTACTACCTTTTTTAACACAGTATTTGCCCGAGCAACATCAGCACAGTACGCTGACTTGGCAGAAATGTATGTGTCGGACGCTGATTATCCAGCAGGTACTGTGGTCGAATTTGGCGGCACACACGAAGTCACAATCAGTTCTGTCAGTCATAGCACAGCAGTAGCTGGTATTGTTTCAACAAACCCAAGTTACTTGATGAATTCAACTCAGACTGGAGAACATGTTGTACCAGTGGCACTAACAGGACGAGTACCTTGTCGTGTGCAAGGGCCAGTTCGTAAGGGAGATGTGCTGGTAGCTTCGGCAACTCCGGGCGTTGCACAACGTATTGGAATGAATTGGCAACCAGGATGTGTGGTAGGCAAGTCCATGGAAGTAATAGACACTGCAGAGATACAAACCATTGAAGTAGCTGTTGGCCGCCTATGATCTCTGCTAGATATAGAACTGATTACGATGGTGAGTTTATTATTACACAATCGGTTTGGTCCGGTGGAAAAAAAAGACAAAAACGTGAATGGGTAGCAAACCCAATTGAAAATCAACACATCAGTGGTCGTGCTGTGTGTATAGGTAGTGATCACGATTTACCACACTTTGATTACACAAGATTACAACGTCATCGTGGTGGCTTATTGGGATCAAAAAAATTACAAACTTATGGGTTTGGTAAAATTGCTCAACAAATGAGATTGGATTTCACAGTCGAAACTGATGATGCAACTTTAAAAGAGTTAATGAACTCACATTATTATCAAGACAATGTTGTTTATACCACTCCAAAAAACTGTTTAAAATATCCTGGAGTTTTTTATCTTGTTCCTTACAACCCAGTATTAATCAAACAAGCAATTTTGTTGTACATGGCTGCGTTTGATGGACACAAAGAAATATTTTTGTTAGGATACAATCATTATACTGATGCTGGAAATAATGCATGGTCTGCTCATGTAGAAGAAGTAATCAAAGCATATACCGCAACAAAATTTGTAGTTGTAGGTGCAAAGCATCATACCATTAAATCATGGATGGATTATGCCAATGTTGAGCAAATGGAATTTAGAGAATTTATCAGTTATTGCGATGTTTGAATCATGTGTTCCATGGTTTCAATTTTATTCTTTACAGCCTCAAAATTCAGTGTTGACCACAGTCCAGGGTGCATGGGTTTGGGCCAAGACCCAGTGCTGATCCATGCCCAACCATTGTGTTCGTGATTAAGGGTCGGACAAAATTCATTTGTAACACTGCAAAAAAAAGTATGATAAACAAATCCTGCATCTGCTGATGTAAATTTTTCCACAGGCGCCAGACGTATATATTCAGGCATGGCACCCATTTCTTCTGTGCATTCTCGGGTGATAGCTTCGATCAATGTTTCTCTATCTTCTATTTTTCCACCAGGCAATCCCCAGGTTCCGGGATGTCTGGGATCATTTCTTAACAGGTATAGATATCGTTGTGTGGGAATACTATAAAACCAAATGCCCACAGCGTTTACAACACTAGACTCCATGCGCCTCCCGGATAAAGACCTTGATAGCTCTTGATCCATGTAGATCCAGTCCACTGATATTGAATGCTGGTGGTGATGTTTGTAACATACTGTATGTTATCTGGGGAATTTTCGCTGTCAAAACTAACTATCCAACGTTGTCCATCGTATTCAACAATATCATTGGCCTGGGCAATCAACGGTTGTCCATTAACTCCAGTCCAGGCTTCGGCATAACCATTGTCACTGCCGGTGGCTTCTGTAAGTAAATATCGTTGGCCCAACAGCGAGCTGTCTAACCCATCCCCTGGGCCGCTACGTAGTGGGTCAATCACAGCATCCACAGGATCCAATGTATTGGCAGGAACAGTATCTAGGTCAATGTTGAACAACAAGAAACGGTCATCTGTGGGGTCAAAAGCAATGGTACCAACTACATCGGTACCGTCATCCTGTGCTAGTGTGATATAACTGATACCTGGACGTATCACACCAAAGTCTCCAATCACGGCAGACCATAACAAGTTGCTGGTAGGCGAATCAGCTGGAGTCAAACTGGTGTTGGGTTGATCTACAACCTGTGCCGGACGAAGTGCTTGCAGTTTGTTACCAATCAACAACGCTTGATAATTGTAAGGTGTGAAAACTTGTCTAGTTCCTAACAACAGATCGTTGTCAAGTACGGCATTGGATGCGTCGCCTTGTGCATCAAACACAGATGCAATAATACGTTCCACAACACCCAACTTTTTAACTTTGGCTGGCGCACTAATCCAAATTGGCAATGCAAATGTTAGTGTGGCAATGTCAATGGGATTTTCAGTGTTCACTGGAATAGTTCTTGAGCTCCACTGCACACTTTCTAGTTCCACAACACTCAAACTGGTCCAGTCAATGTAGTTGTCAGTTGACTGAATTTCCAACGCAGGATTAAACAGTGTAAGCATCTGTTCTAACAACTGCATTTTTTGATTGGTGTTTGATGTCCAGATATCCAGCTTGATTGTGAGCTTGTAGGGCACAGGCATCAAACGCTCAATGGTAAATGCATTGCCTTGCGTGGTTTCATAACTGTCAGTGGCCTCGTCGTAGGTACGCTGACGCACCGCAATTTTACTTATATGATATGGCTCTTGCATTCTTGGTCGATCATAATCCAACCCGGAAATATAAAAAGTCATTTGCGGAACACTGGGCATAAATCCAGCTGAATTGTTTTGGACCACAGTCTGTGCTTGACGTGTCCAGTCGCCATACTTGACAGGCACACGAATCAGTGTGTGATTGGTGCCTTCTTCGTTGCGTCCATACTCAACTTCAAAGTTGTTGAATATTCTTGCAAATTGCAATAAAAATCTGCGTATCTGTTCGTCATAAAAAAATAGTGGACCTGCCATAGTTAACCGCCGTTGTCTGCTCTAGGTTTAAGTATTTCAGAGAGACTCTGTCTACTTGGGATACTACCACGATCTGTAGTGGCCACGTTGCCAGTGTTGTTGACAAAACTGGCACGTTGAGTTTGTGCATTTTCAGCATAATCAAGATCGGTACGAACCTTTTCTTCAATCTTGATCCAGGCTCTGCCATTGAATCTAAACAAGCGATTTGGAAAATAATCTAACCGTAGAGCATAATCTCCTGCCACTGGGTTTGGAGGAAAACTTGTACCAGGAGTAACAGGTAAGCCATTGGGTGCAATTCCATCACCAGTCAAGTACCCCAAAGTATAGCCATTGGATCTTGGAGTAGTGCCCTCAGCACCTTGTGTTCCGTCTACAGTAATCTGTGTGTTGTCAACTGTGGCACCAGCTCCGGCTGGTTGACCATCTTCTGTGGTTGGAAGAATATAAAATTTTACTGTGTCGTAACCACTGAGTGGAACTTCGTCGTAGGCCTGTGTGATGATGGCATCGTTGATTTCCAAATCTCTTGGACGTGTGCTGGTTTGTTCTCCTTGTGTAGGAGGATCAGTTGGAGTCCAGTAATTGGTATTGGTAATGTCAGTGTCTGGTGGCACAGGTTGTGTACTAATGTACCAAGTATCACCATTGTTGACAATTGAGCCTGTGGGATAAAAATTGCCAGGATCCCAAACGTTATCAGGGCCAGCCGGTTGATTGATAATGTCCTGGTATTCTTGAGCATTGACCATGGGTGTAGCTTTTACACGCCATAGGTGCGGTAACCATGTAACTGAAAATCCTTCTTGTGCATAAGCAGCATCTTGTATGACATAGTATCTAGGAACAGCCTTGTAAATGCCTGTGGCATTTAGTGGGTAGTAATCTTTTAAGTTGGGAATTTCCAACACATCACCTGACATGAGCTTGCGACCAAATGTGTCAATCATGTCGTTGAAGTGAAATGTGATAAACAGTGTATCGTTGTTTAAAAACAATCCAAACTGTGTCAAATCAAAGTCAACATCTTGTGTACGATAAACACCGCGCATGACATAAACATCAGGATCGTAGGCACGATCTCTGTTTTCTCCCAACAACAAGTCTTCAACAAACAACGGGTTCAGTTCATCGTAAACAGGTATAGTAGCATCGTTGTCTCCAACATCACCTGTTTTTGGCCCTAGGTATTTGTGGACAAGAATGTCCAATCCTCCAACAGTGTACATTTCACTGATGGTGCGATCCAAAAACTTATAATCGTTGGTTCTATTTGGGCGGTAAAGCGATAAGCGTGGCATTGAACTAATCCGTTACGGTTTCTGTAAGTTGTCCATCTGAATTGTATACGTTATGGATGCTTGTTCCAGTTTTAAGTCGTTGAGCTTCGATCTCTTCAGCTTTTGTAAATTCTTCTGGGTCTATATTGTATTTTTGTGCCAACGCATTCCTAATTTGTTCTTTTGCTTGCTCCTCTTTACGACGATGACCTCGTATGGATGCTTTTAACACAGCCCCCGCTGGGTCACTAATTGCGATAAGATATTTTTTAACAACATCAGAATGATCGGACTGTTTAATTTTTTTAATAGTAGCTAGTTGTTCTTTTTCAATCATAGCCCAATCATATCTTTCATTTACTGTTTGAGCAGACTCAATTATGTCCATCATTTCGCGTAGTGTTTTCATTGTTGCTCCTGTAATAGCATAGTATTTATGGGCAGATTGACCAGTATTGGCAAACTGTGTATAATTACAAAATGGACTACGGTAAACGGATCGACAACGCTTATACCCAAATTGGTGCGGTCAAAAACAAAGTAGTCCGTCGGGACCTGCTTATAATGCTACGAGCCGCTGAAGCCGCTTATACCAAAATGGACAAAGAAAGTGTAGAATGCCGTAGACTCCGAAAA